GATCTATAGTCTGCCTAGAGTTAAGGGCTGAAGATCCAGAGGTACACCCAGCGAAATTATATCGTGAAGCTAATAGAGCCATGCATGACTACATTAACTTAAGCCTACAACCCGTTAGCATACCTAAACATAACGTAGCTAGGCGTTTGTCACATGATATTAACGACGAAGAAACAGGTAATATGTCAGAAGATGGGGCTAACTGGTTAAGGAGTATTCTGTCGTCTGAGGCTGTATCTTACGAAGAGTTTTCCTCATCTATACCTGACCATGCAGAGGAATATGAGAAGGCAGACTACGAGAATTATGTTCTTACTGTAGCTGAACAACATTTATCTCTAGAAGAGTGGAGAATTTTAAGGCTTAGGTTTTGGGAAGATATGTCACAACAAGAAGTGGCAGACGCTATATCTAGTACACAAAGGCAAGTATCTAGGATAGAATCTAAAGCAATAGAAACACTCTGTAACAATTTGTGATGTCTAGTTACATTAAAAATATCCCTATTAGTAATTGTCCCTTTACTGAAAGTCTAACTTAAGTTAAGACATAAGTATCAACAATAGGAGTTAATATGTACTATAAGATTTCAAAACCTTGTGCTTCCGTAACTTACGGTGAGAAACAAGTTAAAGCTCTAGCAAAGAGGATGAAAGAAGTAGGTTACGACACCGATAGGCCAATCGTATTATGGAACGGTACTATTTTAGATGGTCGTCATCGTTATCTTGCTTCTCAGGAAGCTGAAGTTGAACCTAACTTTATTGAGTTTAAGGGTACAGAAGAAGAAGCGTGGGATTATGTTATCATTCACAATGATGTAGATGGTAATAGACCTATCGATAGGGAGTTCTTCTATGTGCAACGTGCAAATGCTTTGGGCGTTCGTAAACGTGAGGACAGTCTAAAGCAAAATACTTCCGATACGCAAAATTGCGTAACGGTACCATCACAAGCGGATCATGCAGAATCTATCGGTGTCAACTTAAAGACAATAGGCAACTGGGAAGGAAACCGTAAAGGTATCTTTGAAGATAAAGATAACGCAGATTTAGCTGAGATGTCATCTACACCAGAAGGTTACAAAGAAGCTAAGAAAGAGCTTAAGAGGCGCAGAGATCCTGTAGTACCAAACTATCGTATCGATGAGGCGATGGGGGCTATCAAGGGAATATCTGAGCTATATAGTAAACGATACCAAGGAACAAAAGAGGAGGCAGCAAGTGTATTAATATCTGAGTTGATAAGGGGCTGTGAGACTGATGATATAGGTCTTAGTATAGCCAGAGACTACGTTAAGTGGTTTTTGTCGCTAAAAGAGGTTTTAGATACGGCAGAACCTGAGTTAATACGATTTCTACAAGAGCAACCAACACTTAAATTAGTAAACTAGGAGAACCCGACTATGAGTAAGAGAGATTATGCAAAGAAGTTATATGAAACAGCACAGCAAATGTGTTTACAACTACACCTAACCCCAGACTTAGGTAGTGCCAATCGAATACTTAATGCTGGTAAGGTTTCTATCAGGAGCAATACTAACTATATGGCCCGTAAAGACTGTGTAGATATTGCGTTGAAACCTTATACAAATGAGTTTGGAGAGCAAGAACCGTTTGGAGATATTTGCGAACGTGACTTAGAGTATGCTGAGAAGTTCGTTGAGAAAAACATGAGTCGTGGACAAGGGCTTGTAAATAACATGACAGAAGCAAGTATGTATGTCATTCGTTGTCAACGAGAAGAAATAAAACGGCTTAAGTCTTAACAAAAGGAGAGAGCCGCATGACTGAGACAGCGCACCAGCCTTGTCCATATGTGTCGTGTGGCTCTTCCGATGCCTTTAGCTACAATAGCAATGGGTACGGAAGATGCCATGCATGTGAAAGAGGTTACCCATCGAAGAGCCAGATGTTTGATTGGGCTAAAGACAAATACCCAGTAATGGAAAGAGACAGTAGTATGAGTACAGTTATAGATTATACGCCCAAACGCATAGAAGACCCCGCCAGTGGAAATTATGTGGGTATGCGAGGCATTACAGCTAAGACTATGGAAGACTTTGGCGTACAGACTTATTCTGATCGTCAGGAATATGTATACCCCAGCGGGGGAATTAAAGTACGCAAGCTAGATGATAAGATATTCTATACTAAGGATGGCTTTAAGGGTGATGAACTATTCGGTATGAACCTGTTTACTGCTGGTAGCTCTAAGATGGTAACAGTTACTGAGGGTGAATTAGACGCCCTCTCAGTAGCCCAAATGCTTAAGAGCCAGTACACCAACCCTGTAGTATCTCTACCCTCTGCTACGCCCTCTAAGAAGCTCTGGGAGAAGTGTACAGAGTGGCTCAATAGTTTCGATAAGATTGTCCTATCTGTAGATAACGACGAAGCTGGTAATGCTGTAGCTGATCGTATGGCTAAACTGTTCCCTAATAAGGTCTACCGTGTACCACACGACAAGTTCAAGGATGCTAATGAGTTCCTGACTAATAATGCAGCAGCAGAGTTTAAGAGTGCATGGTGGAACGCTAAGAAGTATACACCTGAGAATGTTCTTAATAGTACTGAGGACTTCATAAGCCTGTATACTGATACGCCAGAGCATCAGTATGTACCAACTGGCATTATAGCTTTAGACGATAAGATCTTAGGTTTGATGCAAGGTCACTTTACAGTTATTAAAGCGCCTACAGGTATCGGTAAGACTGAGATTATGCGTTACCTAGAGTACAACATGTTACAACATAACATACCTTTTGCTGCATGGCACTTGGAAGAGACTAAGCTACGATCTTTACTTGGTCTTGTGTCGTATCAGTTAAAGGATAACCTGACACGTAGGGATCTCATAGAGGAGAAGCAAGCAGAAGATGATGTCATACGTGCCATTAAAGAGCTAACTAAGGATGAGTTATTCTACCAGTTCTATCTAAGTGATGGTCAAGGTGCTGATGAGCTATGTGACCAGATTAGATACTTTAGTCAAGCATGTGGCTGTAAGTTTGTATTCTTTGAACCTATCCAAGATGTAGTATCTGGTCAGTCAGAAGAGAGTAAGGAGCAGATGTTAGCTGACTTATCGGTCAGGTTATCTAAATTATCAGCGGAGCTAAACGTAGGTATCGTAACTATTGCACACACTAACGACAATGGTGATCCTAAGTACTGTAAGATGATTGGACAACGTGCATCAGTTATCTTAGACCTCTCCCGTGACAAAGAGGCAGAAGACTTACAGGAACGTAATACAACGCACATAACAGTGCAGAAGAATCGCCCATGCTCAGAAGAAGGTAGGGCTGGTATGATGAGGTTTAACTCAGAAACATTTACACTACGAGAGGTTATATAATTGCCAGTATTTGATATAGAAACAGATGGACTAGATAGCACTAAGATCCATGTAATCTCTTGGATGGATGACCAAGGGAATGTGCAACACACGCATGACTATGTAGCTATGCGTATCTTCCTTGAGGAAGCACCAATTCTGATAGGACATAACATTGTAAGGTTCGACATCCCCGCAGTGGAAAAGGTGCTAGGCGTTAAGATAAGCGCAAGGCTAGTAGATACGTTAGCTCTGTCTTGGTATCTAAACCATAGTCGCAGCTTAAGTGACCATAACTTAGCATCTTATGGTGAGGAGTATGGTGTTCCTAAGCCTAAAGTAGAGGATTGGGTAGGCTTAACACCAGAAGAGTATGCTCACAGGTGTAATGAGGACGTTAAGATCAACGCTAGACTATGGCGTGATTTGGACATCAAACTTAAGAAGCTATACCCTGATGAGGATGAGAAGTGGCGTTTCACTGACTACCTTACATTCAAGCTACAGTGTGCAGCAGAGCAAGAGGCCCTACAGTGGAAATTAGATGTAACCAAAGCTAAGGGGCATCTAGCGGAATGGAAAGCCATGAAGGCTGAGAAGATAGAGCAGTTAGCTGATGCTATGCCTAAGCGTGTTCTAACTAAGGTACAACAAAGACCAAAGGTAATGTACAAGAAGGACGGTGAACTATCTTCACATGGCGAAAGGTTTGAGGAGTTACGCAAAGAATATAAGCAGCCAGAAGGTGTACAGTCCTTTGTCGTTAGGACAGGTGAAGAACGTGCTAACCCTAATTCACCACCTCAAGTAAAGGATTGGCTGTATTCTATCGGGTGGAACCCAAGTACCTTTAAGTTTGAAAGGGGTAGTGATGGCGAAGAGAAACAAATACCACAGGTACGAAAGGATGGAGAACTATGTCCGTCAGTCAGAAGATTGGCCTCTGCCGACCCTGCTGTTGTCATCCTTGATGGGCTTTCTGTTCTCAGCCATCGTATATCTGTTCTTAAAGGCATGGTTGATGCAGAGCGTGATGGATACGTGCAAGCAACAATCGCAGGATTTACCAACACAATGCGCTTCCGTCATGCAAAACCTCTAGTTAATCTACCCTCAGTGGAAAAGCCCTATGGTGCTGAGATACGTGGATGTCTGACTGCACCTGATGGTTACACCTTGTGTGGGGCTGACATGACTAGCTTAGAAGACACAACCAAGCGTCACTACATGAAACCACTAGACCCTGATTATGTAGCTGAAATGAGTAAAGAGGGCTTTGATCCACACTTAGACTTAGCTAAACATGCTGGTGTTATCACACAAGAGGACATCGACAAACACAACTCAGGGGAACGTAGCTTGAAGTCACTGCGTAAGAACTACAAGGTAGTGAACTACAGTGCTACATATGGCGTAGGAGCGCCTAAGCTGGCCCGTGAGACAGGTATAAGTGTCAAAGAGG